GCTCCTGGAAATCCAGGAAATCCAACTACTGCAGCTGGTCCTGGAATCCCAGGAAATCCAGGAAACCCAGGTCCAGCAGGTAATCCAGGAATTCCAGGAAATTCAGGTAATCTAGGTGGATTAGGTAACTTTGGTGCTCCTGGAAATCCAGGATCTGCAAACCCAGGAAATTCAGGATTAGCAGCAAATCCAACAACTGCAACTAATGTTGTTGTAACTCCATTTACAAATTATCCAATACAAGTTCCACCTGGAGGATTTGTTACAATTTCTTGGCGTCAATAAACTATAATAAATATAAACAAATAGTTTCTGACTGAGGTGATTTTTTATGCCTTCAAAACCAAAATCCGAATTGAGACAAAAAATTGAAGATATGTATGAGGAGCATGAATATGCTTCCATTGCTCAAAATAAATATCGTGCAAGATCCGTAACTGTTGGAACTGCTTTTGGTGGTGTTTGCGAATTAATTCTTAGATCTGACGGTGCTACAGTCTGGGCACAAATGCAACCAGTTGAAGTCGTTGAACTAATTGAACAACTTGCTGCTGGAGCTGGTCTTCAAGTTGCAATGAGACCTAGAGTTGATTTTGCTTCTTGGAGAGGATGGAACGTTGATAATGAAGATCCGCACGCAGTTTCTTGGAAAGGATCTGCTCCTTGGCAAATTGCAGAAGCACCAAAAAGAAAAAGACTTAGTAATTCCAGCAAAAAGAAACAATTAAAAGAATCAAAACCACAAGAAGCATCATACCCTTCTAACGATAATCCAGAGGAACAGTCAAATGACAATAATGAATGATCTATATGCGTTAGTTGATAAACAAACTAAGACTATTATAGATCACGCTCAATTATTACCAGAAAACTGGAGAAATATTCATGGATTACCAGCCCATAATGATGAGGAATTATCTGATCTTTCTTGGGCTGGACATGAAAACTTTGGTTGGATTCGTTTAAACAATCCAGAAATCTTAGAATATAGTTATAATTCCGAATGGTTAGAATTTAGTAAGAGTAAGATTAAAAAAATAATCGCAACTGAAAGATGGGAAAGAGAAGTAACTTTAATTACAATTGATAGCGATAGAATTCAAACTGATGAAAGAACTAGATTAGCATTATTTTTAAAACGAGATATTGCAAGACAATTTCCAAATAAAAACTTTGCCTGGAAATTTGTTGATACTTATAGAATTATTACTGGTGAAGAACTAATTAAAATTGCAGACTACTTAGAGTGGTATGTTCAATCATGTTTTGATATCGAGGTTGAATTATGCACAAGAATTAATCTTGCAAATACTCTCGAAGAACTTATTAACGTTAATTTATATTTAAATTGGCCATCGACTTATCTAAATGCATAAAATATGATCTCACAATATTATGAATCAGATAAATCATTTGATTCCCTAAAAAATAGCAAACTTGAAATTGAAGAATTACAAAAATCAAATTCTGACTATTGGTATTTGAATTCCAAAGACTATCCAGGATGGATTTGGAAAAATGACATTTTCAATGATATGGAATTAAATCATATTAGAATGTTGGGTCAAGCTTTATGTATGGAGAGAGCGGAAACAGGAGGATCTGGTACAGATTGTTTGGATCATAGAAGATCTATGGTTTCTTGGATTCCAATTAATGAACATACATCATGGATATATGAAAAACTCACCGATCATATACGAATGGTCAATGAAAGATGGTTTAATTTTGATCTAGATAAAATAGAACGACTCCAATTTACTCATTATAATTCCGACGAAAACGGATGCTATAAAGCACATATAGATCCTCTAAATTGGAGAGTTCCACATAATAGAAAACTTAGTATTGTTATTCAATTATCGGACCCATCAGAATATGAAGGTGGAGAACTAATTATTCATAATTCACACGAGAATAATATTGTAGAAAAAGGTAAAGGTTATACAGTATTTTTTCCATCTTATACTTTACACGAAGTAACTCCAGTGACAAAAGGAGAAAGATTTACTTTAGTTGGATGGATTCATGGAAACGCATTTAGATAATTATTATGGAATTTCAAGAATCGGGTTTTTACGTTGTTAGAAATTTTTTAGAACTAGATTTTGTAAAATTTATACAGCACTATTTTCATACTAAAATTTGCTCTGAGCAAGGTCAAGAAAAAACAGATGTCCAAGCACCATTTAGTTTTGCATTTTATGGGGATCCTTTAATGGATACCATACTAGATGGTTCCACAAAGACTATCAGTAGTATTTCTGGAATAAATTTACTTCCTACTTACACATACACTAGATTTTATGGGAAGCATGATGAACTAATAATTCATCGAGATAGACCGTCTTGTGAAATATCAGCAACTCTTGCTCTAGGGTTTCCAGAAGGTCAAGAGATAAATCCAATCTATTTTAGTAAAAAAGAAGATAAAAGTGATGCGATAAAAGTTGAATTAAATTTGGGAGATTTGTGTCTATACAAAGGATGCGAATTATATCATTGGAGACCTAAATTCACTCAAGATTGGTATTTGCAGTCATTTTTACACTATGTAGATGCAAATGGAGAGTTTAAAGATAATTTATATGATGGTCGAGAATATTTGGGTATGCCCAGAAGAATAGCAGACAAAGACTAAACTGGCACAAGGTCCGCATCAAACCCGACAAGGGCACCCTATAGTGTGGGAGTCCTGAAGGAGAACCATGCGGTATTCCAACATTGATCGACTCCTTTTTATTGGGAGTTTTATGGTCCTAATGAATTGGGGTGTTCGTCTTACCAACGCTGTTCTTAACTATGCTCTTTCTTGAAACCTCTGGGTATAAGTATAGCAAGACTCTTTGTGAGGATGTTGTATCTTGGTTTGTTTCAAAATACATTCCTAGATATAAAATTGAGATTGTTGTAAATCATAGAGGACTTCTAAGAGAAGGAGTTTATGGATGGTGTACAGTTACTGATTGTGACCATAGACCTCGTTGTTTTGAGATCGAAATTCATAATCGGATGAGTAGAGAAGACTATATTAAGACATTACTCCACGAATTGCAACATGTATTCCAACACGTTCGTGGTGATCTTAGAGATAAGGGATCAAAAAGATATTGGAGAGGAATTGATTGCTCTCATTTAGATTATGAAAATGAACCGTGGGAAATAGAAGCACATCTTGTTGAATCTATGCTTTGTGAGATGTATTTGACAAGGGTATAAGAATCTGGGTATAATCGCTTTGCTCGGGTTCAAGGTCATTTAATATCAAGAACTCTTAGAGACACTTTAGGAACTGGCACATTGCCACTCCTAGGGTGTCTTTATTACTGCTATAATTACTCTGTAATCAATGAGACACATGATTTCACTTCGCCCCCACCAGCAAATCGCTCTGGATGCTCTCGTAAAGCACCTGAAAGGCATCTGTGTGTTCCCTACAGGCGGTGGAAAGACTCTTGTGGGTATTTGTGATGCTCTACGTGTATTTCAGTCTGAAACGCCTCAGACGGTCGTTGTGGTTGCTCCTAGGATCCTTCTTGCTGAGCAGTTATCCAGCGAGTATCTTGAGTTTATCACCAATGCTTCTGTGATGCACGTTCATAGTGGTGAGACTCATCATTTCTCTACAACCAGTCCTTTCAAGATTCGTGCTTGGAATGAGGCAGTTGATGGTCACAAACTGATCTTCACTACCTATAATTCTCTCGATAAACTTGCTAAGGCAGAGATTGATGTAGATACCATCTACTTTGATGAAGCACACAATAGTGTCAAAAGGAACTTCTATCCTTCTACTGAGCACTTTGCTTTTGAGGCAAAGCGTTGCTATTTCTTCACTGCAACTCCTAAGTATTCTGAAGTGATTCATAAACCTGGTATGAATGATACTGATGTTTATGGTCAGATCATTGCTAAGGTTCCTGCACCTGAACTTGTTCGTGGTGGTTACATCATTCCTCCTAAGGTGATTGCAACTCAGCAGCGTCTCTCTGTAAAGGGTGAAAGCATTGCTGATCGTGACTGCGAATATCTTCTGAATTGTATTGATGATAATCCTGTCAATAAGATTCTGATTTGTGCCAAGGCAACCAAGCATATTGTTGGTTTGATTTCTGAGACTCAATTTGCTCAGAAACTTGCTGATCAAGGTTATTCTCTGATGCACATTACTTCTAAGCACGGTGCATTTATTGATGGCAACAAAGTGAATCGTGAAGTATTCTTTGATACTCTGAATGCTTGGGGTCGTGATCCTGACAAGAAGTTTGTTGTTCTTCATCACAGCATTCTTGCTGAGGGTATCAACATTTCTGCTCTGGAGGCAGTGATCTTTATGCGCTCCATGGATGTGATTGGTATCGGTCAAACTGTTGGGCGCACTCTTCGCCTTCATCCTAATGATGCAGCAGGTATCCGTTCGGGTCAGATTACCCCTGGTGATCTGTATGCTTACACCAAATCTTTCGGTCTGGTGATCTGCCCTGTGTTCGATAAGAACTCTGGTTCTACTGCTCGTGCAGTTCAGAATGTTGTTGATGTAATCTTTGACAAAGGTGATGTTGCAGTTTCGGTGATCAAGCGATGATCAAAAAATACGATTTCTCAAATCTAATATTTCAATATGATAATGATCTTCTGATAGATTTAGTTGATAAAAAGTTTGAGGATGGGGATTGGCATAAAAACTCTCCTACATTTCAAACCTATCCAGACTTATTTGAATATGATGTAGCACACAAGTTTAAGAATTCATTTCTTTTCTCTTGTTATTCTTATATGAAAACGGAAATTAAATGGTTCAAATTGAAAGCGTGGTGTTATATGGATTATTATGATAACTGGATTACAAAAGACAAAGATGCACAATGGCATCACCATCCAGCAAAATTATCTGGAATTTTCTATTTGCGTAATCCAAAAAATGTAAGTAATTACTCAGATGCTGGGACAGAATTTCTGGAAGATGATATTCCAAATATCATTCCAGAAGATTTTTGTTGGTTTATCTATCCCAGTGAATATGTTCATCGTCCAGGACAAATTCAAACCAACAAAAAGCGATATACTTTAGCAGCAGACCTTTATTTTTAAACTTATGAAAGAAGGATTCATTACAACAGATAATTATGCCGCTGTCCCTTGGGGAAAACGTCTTGTAATCATCTACAATGGAGAGCAATTGACAGACGTAAGCACGGTTCGTCAGGCAACAACCTTTATTAAAAAGCACCGAGAGTCCAGTTCTCAAACTGGCACAATATTTGTTAAATAACCTAAAATCCCCATTAAACTACCAATGACAGTTCAAACAAAAATGAAAAAGAAATTTGTTAGCGTAACTCCTTTGAGTTCAAAAGCAAAAAATCGATTCATTAATATCATGGATAACTTTCATTCTTGTGAAGTAGAACAAGAAACAAATGACAAATTTTTTCTTGTATCTCTCAATCGTCAATACTGTTTTTGGGTTCAAAAGCAAGGAAACGAACACTGGAAGATCGAAAAATGAGTTCTATCAGTCAAATGGAAGTATTCCAACAGACTTCATACGATCCTTATGATAGGCACACTTACAAAGTTTATCTTTGTAATGGTAAAATTAAACATTTTGAATTTTATGATGATGCTAAAAATTTTTGGTTTTCTAATGTAAGAAAAGTAAATTATTTAAATTATATTACAGTAGAAGACCCTAAACAAATTAAATCGTCCAGTGGATTCAAAAATCAATCTAAATAAATGCAGGTTCTGGAAACCAAAATGGAACCAGTATTTTTGGTTACTATATTAACTTGCAACCAAGTAATTGGAATAGTAAGCAGGCTAAGAAAAATTGCACTTCTGTCGCCGCAGCAACAGAATGAAATAGTATATGAACTTCAAAAAGCGGTCCCATCCTGTCCAGTAAAAATACTGCCAGACAAGAAAAAATGACGGAAAAAAGTAAAAAAATGACTCAAGCAATAGATTTGATGCTTGAAGATCTCCATATGATACATGTAGATATCAGAGAGCAGGCAAAAGAATTAAAATGTGAAGATGAATTGGATGAATTAAAAAAATGTTTGATTGGATACTTGCTTGATTTAAAACCTGGTTATAATTAATAATTAAATTGCAAATAGAATAAATGAATAACTATCATTACGCTTTATTTTTGATATTCTCTATCATTGGTGTGATGATAGTTATTGATGCTAATGTAGCAGA